TTGACTTGCAACACTAAACACGCCTAAAAAAGATGCAGTCGTAATGTCCCAAGACCTAGACAAAATGTATTCATTAACGTCATCACCAGTTTGACCAGTTACGAATAATTTATAGCCATCATTAGTAAAGAATAAATCATTAGGGCCTGATTCTTGTCCTGAAATAGATAAACTTATACTGTTATAAACAGATGTTGATACATCCCAAGCGGTGCCTAAATCGTACTCATAAATAGTATCTGTTGTAGTACCAATAACATACATTTTTTTGCCATCTGGTTTAAAGAAAATTCCAGTTGGAGCGGTATCTTGACTAGAAACGCTAAATGATTTAGATGAATAAGATGCTGTCGCTATGCTCCATGCGGTTGAACAGGCATATTCATAAACTGTATCATTTAAACTTCCAACTACATAAAATTGCAATCCGTTTGGTCTAAAATAAAATCCAGAAGGACTGGTTTCTTGCCCGCTAACAGAGAATGTCGTTGGACTTCCAGCAGTTGTAATGTCCCAAGCGGTAGTTAACGTATATTGGGTAATGTCATTTCCTGTGTCACCCAAGATATACATTCTTGTGCCATCGGTGCTAAATGCAATAGATGTTGGAGTTAATTCTTCCCCAGCAACACTAAACGAAACAGAATCATAAGATGCTGTTAATACAGTTACGTTATTGGCTACTAAATCATTTCGGTGTTGTAGTGTGCCGTTAGCCGAGATGCGAGTGCGTTCGGTCGGGCTTGATGCGCCATCAGCAGTTGTATTGAACACCAAGCGTCCGGGCATATCGTTAGCGCCGGGGGCACCGTCAACTACTGAAGAAATTTTTGCAGCCTCCACCATTTGAGTTCCATCTGCGCCATAAAAACGCACATTACCCAAAACATCAGTAGAACCAATAAGCGTGTAATCCCCTATTGCTGTGTTGTCGCCTCTAGTAAGGAAGATTTCAGCCCCAACATCTGTACCTGCTTGCCAAGAACTAACAGATAACGACCTAAAATTTGCAGAAGTACCGTGTTGCTGGTATCTTGGGGTAAAGGAAGCAATCGAAAGTGGTGTTGTATATCCATTAACAACGCCACCTAAATTGTCAATCAAAAACGGTGTTCCATCAGGATTAGTAGAATCCTCAACCAGCAACGCATTACCAGTACCTGTTTGAGTAATACGAAGTGCGGCATTGGTGTTGTCTGTGGTTTCAATTACAGTGGCTTTGCTAAGTGTTGCAATACCAGTAGTGTTAGCCAAACTAATAGAAGCCGTGCCATCTCTAGCGTTAATTGTAGCAACATTGATCGTATTGGCATTAGCAGTGGTTGCAACCATATTGGTAACAGTTACGTTGCCGCCATTGATCGTCACATTTGACAAAGTTTCTACGTCTACAGTGACGTTATCCAGCGTGATGTTGCTGATTGTGCCGCCAGTGATTGTGACGTTGCTTGCCTTTAGATTGACTAATGTTTCGGCACCACTGTTTATACCGTTTATGGCGTTAGATAGTGTAGAAAAGTTAGCATCTAGTTGCGACAACGGGATAGACGTTGTGGCATTAGCAAACGTATTGGGTACAGTTACAGGAAGTGCCATTTAGAACCTCGCTCTCAATTCATGCTCAAGTTGGAAGCCGTTGATCGTAAACGGCGTAGTTGTTCCGTCAAGGGTGATTCCAAGATACTTACCATACATCTTGGCATCGGATTTGTATAGATAGTAGTCAGAACCGCCAGTTACGGTAGGAGAAATCCAAGCAATAAAAGTGCCATTAGAGTTAGTCCACTGCACCACTTGGCTAGAATTGTTAATCCATTCGATAGAGTTGACAAACCTGATGGCGTTAGACTGCTGATTTTCGGAATCTATAAAGGCCGTAAAGTCAGCAAAGCCAGCGCCAAGCGTAGCCTCAATACCGACCTTTAGGGCTTGTTTGTCCCTAATTGGATCGCCCATAGGCCAGAGGGCAGACACCACCTCCCACTCAATACCTGTCGTGCTGTCTTGGTAGAACTTGATTAGGTTTTGACCGGTGGTGCCGTACATCAAAATATTGCCAGAAATCACTGCTGAAGCCGTGCGGGTTATGCTGTTTCCTTGGCTTGTAAAGAACCACTTTCGGTCAAAGAAAATCGCTTCGATTGTCCGTGGCGTGGTAGTGCCGTTAGTAACCTCATTATAGGTAAACGTCCAGCAGGCACACAAAATGTTGTTAAGCAAGACCTGACCAGCCGTTATGGGCTTGGTAAAGTCTATGTCTGGAAAGATTCCATCTATGTCATCGCTGATTTTAGAGGTTGTAGCACCTACTAGGGCGTAGATCCCGTAGCGATTCATAAACAACATGGATCGAAAATACGGAAAAATAGCGTACTTAAAGTTAGAGCCAATAGATGCCGATACGTTGGTATTGGTAAATATTGTTTCACCTGTTGAACTATTAACCCGTACATCAGAAAACACGTTAATGCTATCTTCACCGTAAATATACAGGAAGTTGTTTGCCGCAATAATTACGGCAATGTCGGTTCTTAGCGTTGAGTCGGTAAGCGTAATGAATCCGCTAGATACCGATATAAAGTCATTGTAGGTGTCAGCAGCAGAGTAGTACACCGTGCGACCATCAGCAATCCAAGTACGACCACTGAAAGTAGCAATAGAATTGCCATTTTGACTAAAAATAGTACAAGTGACATTAGCGCCAGCACCGTTGCCTCCTGTATCTGTGATCGTGACTGTAGGTGCAGATGTGTAGCCACTTCCGGCCTCCGTAACAATAATTTGAGATACGGTATTGCCAACTAATATTACTTCTCCCGTAGCCGTAACACCGCCAGTCTGTCCGGGCGTTCCAAAGGTAACGGTAGGGGCAACATAGTTAGCGCCACCATTATTGATGGTTACCGTGCCAATGCTACCAATGCTTACAAGGTTTGTTCCGTCCCAAGTTTTATAGCCTCTGGCAGGATCAATAATTAGGATTCTTTCGTTTTTCCACTGCACAATCTGTACGTCAGCATTGGAAAATGTATTGGCAGCGGCTAGGTTGCCTTGAGTATTAGTCTCAATATTGACGTACTGGGCGCTTCCGTTTTGCTGGAAGGCAAACATAAACTCAGTATTATTGATGTTTGCCGATGCCATATACGTGACCGTATTGGCAAAAGACACGTTAGCCACGTTTTGTGGCGAGTTAACAATCTTGATATTGCCGTAGCCAATTGGTTGAGTATTCTCAAGCCAAGCAAACTCGCCCTCGCCAATGGCGGTGCGGTTGTTTTTGACGTTTACGCCCTTGAAATCTTTACTTACAAAGTATGATTTCTTTTGCTCGACAGCCGCCATTTAGTACCCCGATTGGTACACAGATGGCAGTCGGCGTGTGAATGTGCTGTTTAACGCACCAAGGATTTGCTTCGTGTACTCTTGCTTGAAGATTTCCGATTCACCGTAGGACTGCTCTTGGTACTTGGCTTTGTGCGCCGCGTAGTACGCGACTGCTTCGTAGAACGGGCTTTGGATATCGGTGTCGGACTGCGACCCAGTGACAAGAGGTGACGGAAGAACGACAGTATCCAGTTCGATTTCATATACTTGATCCGGTTTTGGCCCTATGTAAATTGTCTTGGCACCATAAATGGAAAAGCCTATAGGCCTGCCATTGTAGTTTTGCCAGAAACGTAATTGGGCGTTAAAGTCCGTCCAAGCCATGTAATACATAGGCCAACGACTATCGCCCCAGTAAAGGTTGATATTAAGAATATCAATCGTATTATTGCCCTGCGGCAAATTTAAGTAGTCGATGGTTTCATCGCCTACCGTCAAAGTATAGTTTTGTAATATCCTCCTACACCCAGAATCTTGCACGGTATGACCCCGCGCATCGTTGATGTAGTCGGTTAGTTCTGAGTCAGTCCAAAAGTTGCCATTAACGTCATGCAGCAACCGCCGTGTTTCGGTGATGTAGTCTGATAAGGTTGGCATAAGCCCTCATTACTGTAACTGTTGGACTTTTGCCACGCCTTTGACCTCGGCTTTTTGAACCTTGGGCATTGGCGCGGCTACTCGTTCCACCACCGGGGCTGTCAAGTGGACTTTCTTTGCAGGCTCGTTAGAGAATGAAAAATCAGCCAAACGCTCTTTTGCGCGTGGCAAGTCTGTATTTATTTTCATCCAGCCAAGCCTGACAAAATACTGCTCTTTATCATCATCGCCATAACCAAAGATATGCTTTGCAGCCTCCAATGAGATTTCAACCTCCTTATTTGTTTCAAAAACATATTCAATGTTTTCAAAACGTCCGGTTGCTGGAATCCCTTTGTTGGTTACAAAGATACTTTGGCTCATAGCGTGACAATATCTCCATAGATCGCTACGTCACAGGTAACACCTGTAGCAGCAGCGTTTACGTTGAAATACAGGGCAGGCTCAGTAAACACATTGGCGTTTGCAGCAGACGATAGGGTAAGGTTTACCCAAGAGGAAGTGCTGCTAGCACCACTGATATTTTGAGTATCAGCAACGTCTGTTCCACCTGCTGCCGCAGCGGTATGAACCCCCACGTTAGCAGCAGATGCGTTACCACTGAAATTACTCAAGGTAACTTGACGCACAATGTACTTATTGCCGTCCTGAACGGAAACAACAGTGTCTCCAGCAGTGCCGATAGATTGGCCTTGCAAGAAACCAAGGCGCTTGTACCCAAAACCATCTGGATATTCACGGCCTACGGCATTTGCGTCCATAGTGTCTCCTTATACGTTACCGAATGTTTCGGGAGCAGCGACTTCGCTGCCAACAATAACATAGGTAGACGTAACAAGTTGGTTGCCAAGGTTAGTAATACGCACGTTTGTACCGTCAGCGATCATAAAACCGCCGGTGTTGTTAGCCAACACGCTAGCAAAGCCAGTACCGGCAGATGAGTTGTTCACCTGAACGGCTATGTTTGCCACTGGATAGAAAACATACGAACCAGCAGCCAACACGGACGATGCTCCAGAAGTCAGGCCGGTAGAGCCTGCAATGAAGTATGCAGCCGTGCTGTTGGCGTTAGCGCTTGCTAACAGGATTTTATTAAGGGCTAATGAAGGCATGTCTATTTCTCCTTTATAGTGTCAGAGAGTTGTAGCCAGTAACCTTCGTCATCGACTTAGGCTTGGTGCTTACCATTTCGGCAATCATCAAGACAGCGCCAACATAACCGATTTGGAAGTTTGGCAGAGTCGATTCAAAGCCAGTAAACGCAAACGATGCCTGCTCATGTATGTACAAGGACAGATAGTTTGTGTTTAAGAGGTACAGAGTACCTTCTGGGCAGTACGGATCAGGATAGATAGGAACGCCAGCAACCATCAAGGCGCGGAAAGCAGCCTGTGGGCCATTGGCATCTGCATCAAACCCGGAACCCGGAGTAATCATGTACTGCTCTTGGCCTACGTAGTCCTGAGCCAGCAATGTCCAAGTACCAAAACCGCAGACACCGAATGTCGGCACTTCTGCACAGTTCTTGACGGTACCGGAAATGTACTGCAACACGTTCTGGCGAGTCGGGTTGACCGAACCAGCAGCGTACTCTTTGGAAGCCCACCACGAATAAGCACTACGGCTAATGCCACCGTAGGTGCCAGACGAGTCAACAGCGATGGGCAAGCCCGTAAACTGCTGAGTATCCGAGATGTTGGTGTACAGCGAGGTAGCCATAGCATCCATCATCACGTTGGTCGCATCGTTCATGCGAGCCTCAATGAGGGGGATGATCGCGTAGTCTTGCTGAACTGCGCCTTCCATACCGAGGAACGGTACCGGAGAGACAAGAAGTTTCAGGTTGAACTCAGCGTTATAAGCGCCTTGCTGAACTGAAGGTTGTGCAAAAGAGCCAGAATAATCTGACCATTGTGCGTTGACAAACTGCGACCCCTGAACGGGCACCGTCACCGATGACACACCGCCAGAAGCGGTTTGACTATTGGCGATCAGTGCAGCCATGAGGGGCGTAGAGTTGTAAATCTGCACGACCATCTTGGGAATAAACGCACGGCGCGTTACATAAGTAAGTTCCGTGTATTGTTGACTCCCAGAGGCCGGTATAATTCCTCCGCCAATAGGCATTTTTAATCTCCTAGAAAAAAGCCCCTAAACCAATAAAATCAAAAGCCAATAGGCTTCGGATTTTTCCTAAATTCATTTAATGCTGCATGAGCCGCGTCACGGGCCGCACCAACAGGGTTCTTCATAAAGTCCTTGGTATTAAACTTGGACATTACAGGCTGAGGAAACTGTGATGGTGTAGGCGCTGCCGCTTGCTTCATCCACGAATGGTATTCAGCAGCGGTTTCGTGATTGGCAATACCTTTTTCAACCATGATCTTTTCGACTTCCTTAATATCGTCTTCAGAATCGACAAGACCCTTTTTAACTAGGGTATCGCGGCGTTTCATTAACTCTTCCCGTGCTTCCTTAGCCCGTAGTTTGTCTTCAAGAGACTTAACACGGTCTTCGGCTTTCTGGAGGACAGAGTTAGTACGCTCTTCGATTTCAATCTCAGGGATTGGAACGTCCGGGCGTACCTGCTTTGTAAGTTGAAGAAATGATCTGCGCGTCTTTGGGTCTTCAGCCAAAGTCTTTGCAAGCATTGCCAACTCTTGTTGTGCTTCTACGGATAGATTCTCTAATGACATTTTGTTAGCCCCTTTCTGTCAATTAGATGACTTTTTTTCCGTCACCGGGTTTGCCAAGAGTCATTTTGTTCTTGGCTCCGATTTTGTTTGGTGCGGTTAAGCCGCCAAACTCTGCAAAACGCGGAGTGTTGACGATTTGACCGTTCTGTTGTGTGTTATCAGTGGGTCGGCGTGGAGCCAAGTTTCCACGGGGTTTGAAAAGTTCCATTTAATTCTCCTTAAACTGGTAATGGAGGTTGTTCGGTTCCGGGTGCTGGTGCTGCTGCAACTGCTCTTGCTTCAGGGGTTGCACCACCCGCCTGCGGCAAGGTTTGAATCAAATTCATTATCTCTGCTGGCATGAGTTGACGGGTATCAGACTCACGCTCACCAAACTTAGCCGTGATCTTTCCAACAACATCCTGAAGCGCCATGCCCTCTTCGGACTGCATACCAAAGGTCTGCAAGGCGTTTTGCAGCATGTCGAGTGCCATCATTACGTTCAAACGTGCCTGTTCCATGTTTCCTGACTGTGGCTCAGGCGTGGTCATTGGGGAAGGCATAGGGGCAGTCTGACTCGCCTGCTCGTTTGGAGGCGGTGTAGGTTGTGGTTGCTCAGATTTGAGCATGTCCATCATTTCTTTGCTTGAAACAGCCATAAGTGATCCTGTTCCTATGATGTGCGGATTTTCAATTGAGACAAACTATAGTGTCAACCAAAAAAAAGGGCGTGACTGCATTTTCGCCACTTATGATTTCCTCATGTAACGAGTACCGTATGAAGTTTTGGGGAATCCTCCACGCTGTGCTTGGCGTGTATAGGATATTCTACCCATCGCTCGTTCGGTGTCTTTGATAGAAGTCTCGGTAGCGCGAGGCTGATCGCCTGTACGCAAGTTTCCTTCTGGTTGGTTAGACTGGGCCGCCATCTATTTCTCCCGGTTGAGGTGCAATTGGCTCTTGGCTCTGAGGAATCTCAGGGCTTTGAGGAGTTTGGATAGTTTGAGTCTGTTTTTTCAAATCTTCAAGCAGTTGTTGCTTCATCGGCGGATCAATCATCTCAATCAAGCGCTCTTTGCTAATGGTTCCAGCCTGATAAAGGCTAAAAGCCATCTCACGCTGATCTTCCATGAAGATAGGACTGTTGCTATGGGCATCCACCTTGACGTTGAAATCATCAGTAAACTGTTTTGCTATAAACTTATTACCCTTTTCATCAACGTAAACGGTATCATCATATACCATCATCATCTTCAAATAGAGGGTAGCCAGTTTCTCCAAGGCGCTTTCAATGACCAAAGCACGCTTTTTAGCCCGTGAAGAGCCGAGTCTAGCCAGTTGGGAGGCGTGTCCAGCGCTTCTAACACCACTTTCACCCCGGCCTTGTAGAACGGAAACGATACCTGAAGCCTCCGCAAACATGGCATCAATCTCAGCAATCTCACGAAATATGTCATTTGGAATGTCTGGAGCAAACTGTTCGACCTTGCCATTGGGCATATCGTTAGCCAATAGGCCACCAGCGCGGCGTAGGGCAAAGGTTTTCTCGTCCAAAAGGCCACCAAAGCCTTGTAATACCGTGGGTGGGTCTACCTGCTTGTCTAGCAATTGCATGATCTGGGTAGTACGTTTATTCCTCATGTCTTGCAAGAAGATTAAACGCTGTACTTCTGATTGACCCCAGTAGTAGTCGTACTGTGGGTTGGGAGATATCTGAACAAACGGCACTTCGCCTTCTAAGAACATCATCTTAGATGAGCGATCAAAAATTATTACGTTTGGTTCAGCAATCGTGACGCATAGGTAATCATCACTCTCGTCATCATAAATCCACAGTTCGTGCATCATTACCGTATCTTCGGCAATCATTGGCACGTAACGGTTTACGCCAGTTAGGTTTAAGTTAATGTTTCCGTAAATCGTAGGATTGGTCGCAGACGTAATAACACGATCCATGCCGGAAGCATTGTCAGACGTTTCTTGTTGAGAGAAGGTGATGCGGCGCACCAATTCATCACGCTTGGGATGCGACCAAAGCCTTGAGAACAATTCGCTCTTGGTCATGTAGTAGCGCTGGATCATGGCCTCTTGCCGATCCGTGTAAGGCACATCTTCGCGTAACACGCCAATGGCAGCAGGCTCAACCATGTACGGATGGATGCCATTGCGCCAAACTGGTTTTACAAAGGTAGTGTTGTAGCAAAATGACCAGTTAAGCGCTTGACCGAAGACCTGATCTGCGTTGCTATTGAGCCAATAATCGTACAAAGCCTTGGTTAAAACAGGCACCATGCGTTGATACTCTTCAGATTCGCTTGCTCCAATGTTGATTGAAAAGCGTGTAGAATCTGCTGCATACATAAACGCAGATAGTTGATCTATGTGCGGGAAGATTTTGTTATATTGCGCTGGCGCTTCTTCTGGCCCTGCACCAAACAGGTAGTAGGATCGCAAGCCTTCTGATTCCGTGCGTCTGGACTCCATAGACACCATGCACTTTTGCATAATGTCCATGTAGAACATCTCACGTTCTAATGGATCGGTAGGTATTCTCATTTGTCAACTTTTAAATTTTGATGGTCGGCAATATAACTGCCAATACGCGGCCCCGAAAGTTTTGCTGATTCTTTGACTGCACCAATGCCGGATACATTTTCGCCTCCGACAGAACGCAAGTTAAAGCCGCCAAGATCACCCGGAGAACCCCATCGTGGGGCAAATGGATTATCAGGCTTTGCAAACCGTGGCGGTTGTGCCTCACCTTTTTTAACAGACTTCACATCGCTCATCTTAAAGTCCAGTGCAAGTTGTTGTAGGGTTTTGTCGCTACCCTTGGTACGATCACTTGTCATACCTACAGGCTGCAAGAAAACCACTTGTACATCGGTACACCCATGAGGACATACCGCTTCACGCGATTCAAAGTACCCGTGAGCCGGACACTTATAGTCGTTCATCACTGCCATATTAGCCCCTTTTTTTCACTGAGTCATCAAGTCTTGGTTTAGAAAAATCGTACTTATTGGTGATTCCTACCTTCATTTTGAACCCATCGGCGGTCATTTCAAGCCCCATACTGCGGCGCAAAACGGGCTTTGCCTTTGGGTGAAAGCCTATAAACTTCTTGCCTAAAATGTCGATTCTTGGGCCAGCCTCGCCTCGCTCCAGAGCCAGTAACGCCTTGGATAACTTACGTTGGGTGAGTTCGGTAAAGTTAGAAGTTTGATCGCGGGTGATCGACTCCATGTGCCTGTAGCCTATGGCGGCAAAGGCGGCAAACATCCGCATGGTAAAGCCGCGCTTGCGCTTAGAGCGCATGATCTCAAGCCTACGAATAATCTCTTGCTTAGTCAGTACCGTATCCATATCTAAAAGCCAAGTGCCTTGAGGTAGTTATTGACCTGTTTCCTGACCTGCTCTCCTTCAGGATTTGTGGCGGCTGTGTCTTGGGCTTCTTTTTTGACACGGGTAAGTCTTTGGGCAATGAGTCTTGGCTGGACTTGCTCTGCATAGGCTGCACAGGCCAGCGCTGAAGCAATAACGCGATCATCTTTTCCCCTTCCATACGCTGCAATTGTCCCTTGGTCACGTACTATACCTTTCATTTCATCTAGTAAATCAACGCCATACACATTACACATACCACGCTCAAAGTAATCCTTGAAGTAATTAAGCATCCGTTCTTTGCTTGAGTGAGTAGTTACCCACCCAATACTGTTTGACACCCCACCAAAGTTGTCATTTCGCCTCCAGAGGTAGTGCTGCATGTTGCCTAGCACGTTGTGTAGGCTTGCCGCATCAGAGCCTCCCATAGCGGTAGCCTGCCTCTTTAGATTACGCATCTCGTTAATTACGGCCTGTCCGGGGCCATTGACTTCCAAGTTTAGGGTGGAGTTCTTATATGCGCCTGCCAAGTAGCAGATAACCCACGCAAATTGGAATGTATTGAGTTCAGCAGAACAGAATTCAGCCACCTGATCTAGCCCATCGGCGTAGCAACGGTAGACCTGCACACAAAAGCGGTCAGCCCAGTCAGATGAACCGTAGGCAGGGTCAGCACCAATCACGTAGTAGGCAGAGTCTATTGGCTCTTCCCAAATTGTCATGGTTGATAGCCTAGCCGTGGACTTAATTAACTCCGTGTCTTGAAAGTTAGCCCCCATGCTAAACCGATAATAGTTAGCGTCTATTAACTTTGCTTCTTTCATAGCGTCAGTGCATCTGCTAGTAGAAAAGAAGGATGAGCCGGTCATTACAAAGGCGTAGTCCTCGGTAGGAGGAAACTCTTGGTACATTAAGCCTTCGTCTTTGAGTCCTTCGTGCAGTTTCCAGCGCCACCAAGCCATTTGGCGGCTATTGATCTCGTAGTTGTAGACTTTTTTAATCTCTCGCGTCCATTCTTTCTCTTCTGGGCTAAGTTTTCCGTCCCAGTAGACGCGGTACACATCGGAGTTTGGGTCAGAAGCGTAGAGTTGATTGCGCCACCAGCCACAGAATATGGCCTTTTGTGTACGCGCTCTTTTGGCTGTTACCCACATGTCATGGAACATATTGAACCCACGGGCGGTGGACTCGAACATGTAATAGCGTAGTGGGTTTGTTTCTGCAAGGGAGGCGAGAAGAGAGGCGAGTCCTTCTTCGTCACCCCAAGAAGAAGTCTCAGTGCCGTGCAAGAAAGTGATACCTTTACCGCGTCCCAGTGTGCCTTTTGATCTTGTGCCTGCGACTTGGTAGAACATTCTTGATCGGTTTTTAAGAACCATCTGGTTTCTGTTGTGGGACATGAGAGGAATCTTGTATTCCTTTGGTAGTCCGTCCATGTACATCTGTAGGGTGCTTCTAAACTGTTCACGGTTTTCCTCCGTATCGGTTGTAAGCGTTCCTTGCATACCGGGGTTTAGGAAGTGCCAATACAAATCCATTGCTAGGCTGATAGTGGTTATCCCTAACTGCCTGCCTTTAAGCACAATAAAGAAATGAATGTTGTCTTCTAAGCCCTTGGCTACCTCATCAATCACATAGGTCTGCGTACCTAGCAGGGTTTCCCCCAAGGTAATCATGCCTTGCTCTTTAGATTCAATCTTTAGGTTGCGGCAAAACTGGTAAAACTTCTTAGTATCAAACTTCATTAGAGATCAATCCGTTTAAGATACATAGGCACATTAGCCTCATCGCCAACGTAGACAGCCACAAAATCTTTCCAAGGGCATACTTGGTCTGTATAGGCTTCTAAGAGCCGTGTTGGGTATCCATTGCGGTTAGCCCAGTTCATTAGGCTAGTAGCAGCGTCTAATCGAAATCGCCAGCAATCCACTGGATATGGATGATGCTGCCCTTCAGACGGTACGTTTATGTAAATCAGGCCATCTGGTTTGACTACCCGGACAATCTCAAGCCATGTCAGCCAAAAGAATTCTGAGTGTTCAAGGCAAGAAGATGACACCACAATATCAACTGATTGGTTTTCAAATGGCAATTGATATGGGTCTGTAAGAACAATATCTACGTTATTTGCTTCTTGAAAGTCTAGGCCAACATATTCAAATCGCTCTGGGCATACAGAACGCAGACTACCGTTTACGTCTTGGCTACCAATATCAATAACACGGCCTGATTCTTTGTTCTTGGCGTAGGTGTCAAAAAACCGCCTAGCATTGGTTATTGCAGATTCGTGCATTAGGCTCTCAATAAAATAGTCAAACCGTGGCAGTTACGGTAGCGCTCATGCAGTATCCAGTCTTTGTGTTCCTCTAAAAACTCCTCTATGGCAGGCCAAAGACCGCGATCAGGTGAGCCATCATCCACCTCGTTCTTAAACCCCCAAGGGGCATCGGTGTCGTGCATGATGATGTACTGTTTGGCTTTGGAGTGGTGTAACTCCAATTCCACCTTCAATTGCCCATAGGTATGCAAGGTGTCAATAAACAAAAGGTCGCAGGTAGGTATATCAACGTGCCTAGAGTCTGCCTGCTTAAACTCGATGCTTATCTCAGAAAGTTTGCACAGTTCCTCTAACTTCGGGTTTTGGCAGGCATTAATATCCAAGTAGAGCATCCACTTGCCTTTGTAGGGGCTGGCTTCTAAACCAGCCGCCAAGGCGTAGGCAGAGCATCCGCCTCTTACCCCCATCTCAACCACGGAAGAACATTCTTGTGCGTAATCTCTAAGGGTGGTGAAGTGTTCCCACATATCGGTACACATGGGAGCAATCTGAGGGAGAACCTTATTTAAGTTTGACAATTTTTAGATACTCCTGACCCCAAGGGTGGTTAACCATTAGTTTATACGTTTCAGCGTGTATACCACAATAAGGATATTCTCCATTAGGTTTAGAGTTTTCCTTATGGCTTTTCATGCAGCGCCAAAAGTAATCCTTATCCAGATTAGACGCTTGCTTAAACCAAGCCTGCGCCGTTTTCTTTACATCAAACCCCCGCACAGTCATTACTGCTGTCTTTCTTGTTTGCCTCTGGCTTGGATAATCCCGGCAATCTCATGGCCTAGTTCTCGGTAGTTACTATCCATTTCGCTTACATAATCTTCACAGACCTGAATACACGCCTGTCTTTCAGCAGCCACAGCATCATTAACCAACCGATTAGCCTCGGTATGCACCCTCATTAGTTCGGCAAAGAGTTCAGCATGGCTCATCTTGTAGACACGGGCTATGTAGTCATGCCGTGCATCATCGGGTGCCACATTGGTAGGTACTGTCATCTATCTTCTCCCATCACAACTCCAAGCACGTAGCCACAAACAAGGCCAACAGCAAAGGCAAACAACACCTCACTCACTCTTCTTCCACCACAGGTACATCTCTCCACTCGCCCTTAATCATCTGCGTTGGCCCCATCCTGACGTTGACCGCATTACTCCACCACTGCTGGAGCACATACTCTTCTAACACCTTCACGATTCTCAACTTGCTCGTCGGCTCCAACTGGTCTGTAAGTGCCATTATTCAATCCTCCATATCCGTATGCCATCGCCCTCTTTGCGGCAAACAAAGCGTCTACCCAAAGACTTCCCATTCCTCAGATTCATATTCGATAAAGACTGCATCTTCATGCCGGTAACCAAAAAACTCTCCCCCACCTGCAACTGAGCATACGGATACGAATACCTCTTTCTAGGCTGCGGTATCGGTACGTTCTTTTCTATCTGATACATCTGTTCCATACATCCTCCTTAAACGATATGGACAGATATTAGCATAAATGGTGGGTGCGGTTGTGTACAACAACCGATCTCAGCGTTGCCAGACAGATTGTTACCGCACCCGTAGCCATTATAGGAAAACCTGATTTTTCCTTGGGGCGGGGAAGGTTGAGGGGCGCGTAAAACTCAGAGCCAAACCCATTTGATCGGGCAACTTTGCCTGTCAGAAAAGAATCATTGATGCGTAGAGGTTTGACATTGTGCGATGCGTGAATGCGTGGGTGCGGGAAAGGTTGCTGTCCCCTTTTACCCCATTGTGAAACGCAGGGGGAGAGACAACCCCAGCACATATAGCCCTGAGAGCATATCTCTATATATACATAAAGAACTACCTATATATAGGACTAGACTATCGTATAGTAAAAACCTATAAAAAAAAATATATGTATATATGGGGCACTAAACGCGATAACGTGCTATCTTATAAATTCCTAATACATATATGAGGGGTTATCAATGAGCCGATATCTAAAGACCGAAGCCAGTATCCGCAAGTTAGAAGCGATGCAATCTAAGGCCGATCAACTGGCTGTCCAGTATTCAAAATATGACCTTGACACGGCCGAATTGCTTTTTGGGGTAAGTGCATCCATCGAGTTAGCACTTGAAAAATTACGTTCAGAAGTAGATCAAAACAACAGCCGCAGGGAAACCCTTCGGTCGGTCTTTTCAATCTAATCAATACCGCACGGGGGCGGTTTCCCCCGTTTCCTAATCACTCAAAAGGGGTTCAATTATGCAAACGCAACAATTTTTAACACTACGCGAGAAAATCGCTCACGATTCCCGGCTGCGCGTAGAGCGCAACGCGGGTTTTTCCGCTCTCATCAGTGTCGCTCATGCGGCTGGGATTAAAGCCGGTCGAGAGTGTAGGCCGATTGCAATGGCCGTTTGCGACTCTACGGGCCGTCCTGTCGAAATTGTGGACGATGGCGCTTGCGGGTTCGCTTGGATCGCTTTCCCCGGTAACACGGCCTTCGGTCGCTGGGCGAAAAAACAAGGGTTAGCACGCTCGCATTATCCTTCGGGCTTATGCATATGGGTTAGCGAATTCGGGCAAAGTGTAGAGCGCAAAGCGGCTTATTCGGGCGCTTTTGCGCAGGTACTTCGCAATGCGGGTATTGATTGCCATGCCGGTTCACGGCTTGATTAGTTTCCGGCCTTTTGCCCTTTGTCTCACGATAGGGGGCAACGGGCCGGGAATTTCCCCGGCTTTCCTAATCGTAAGGGGTAAAAAATGCAGAAAAAATTTGATTTTATCGCCGATCCGGGCCACGGCTGGGTCAAAGTACCCAAGCGCCTATTATCCGATCTCTTGATTTCAAAAGAAATTAGCCGCTACTCATACGAGCGTGGCGATTTCGCCTATCTCGAAGAGGATTGTGACCTAACGAAATTTTTCAATGCCTATCGGCAGTGTTTCGGGGTCGATCCTAAAATCCGCGAGCGTGTAGCCCGTGAAAAGCGCTCACGTGTACGGGGTTATGACATTTATTCGGGGGGTCAATGATGACAGCGATTTTCGTTTTAAAGTCTAGCAATTCTAAAACCGGCCCGATTCCCGTGACCTACTCAGGCCGTGACACTTGCCCGCCGTCATGCCCGCATTATCGGGCCTCGTGCTATGCCGAGGGCTACTATACGTCACTGGCTTGGAACCGAGTCGAGCGTGACGGGATTGAATGGTCGCAATTATGCGAGAAGGTCGCGGCTCTCCCTCTAGGTACTTTATGGCGGCATAATATCGCCGGTGATCTACCGGGAGAGGGTGAGAAGGTAGACTCTAAAGCGCTAGCGGCTCTCGTTTTATCCAATATGGGAAAACGGGGTTTCACGTACTCTCACAAGAAAAGCGCTCAGGCCATTCGGGCCATTAAAGCGGCTAATCGCGCAGGGTTTACGGTTAACTTATCCGCCGATAACGCCAGCGAGGCCGATACGCTTGCGAAGTTAAAAGCCGGGCCCGTGGTGGTGGTGGTTCCAATCGATACACCCGAAAAAACCTATACCCCCGAGGGCCGTAAAATTATCGTATGCCCGGCCCAAAGCCGTGACGATGTTACCTGCAAATCGTGCGGACTATGCGCGCGTGCGGATCGGGATGCGATTATCGGTTTTCGGGCTCACGGTACCCGCGAGAAGTTAGCCGATAGCATTGCCCGTCGGGTGATTCCAATCGCGAGGGCTGCATGATGGCTAAATACCTTGTTTTTATCGATTGCGGATCGATTTCCCAAATAGATGATGCACTCGCCGCTGGCTTAGATTCAGGCATTATCGATCACTACGCGGTCATAACCGAAAATGGTGCGCCGATTCTTTACGATCAATCCAGCGATCCAGCGGCCGATTTTTTGAATAGCATGGGGACGGCTTGCATGGGAGTGACTGAAAATGAGTGACGATCTAATGACCCTTTTCGCCGCCGCTTTCGGACTTGTGGTTGTTTGGATGGTTTTATATATCGTTTTCGGCCTGTTTTAAGCCTCTCTACGGCCTTTTCTAACCCCGCCCTAGGCTAACCCCTACGGCGGGTTTTTTGTGCCCTCTAATCGCCTCTAATCCATTCCCGCCTTTTTTCCTGCTGCACCCCGTAACCTACCCTCTACCGTTTCCAATCCCTCGGTCAAAATATCTATAAATTGACGGGCAAAATTCGGGAGTGCGCCCAACCCATGCGAATTGGTTGCCGTTACCAAAAATTCGGAAATCGAGTACGCACCCCGCCTGCTGATCCGTTGGACAGCGGCGGTGCGAGTCCCAAAGTTATCCACAATCGCCCTATATATCCTAAATCTAGATTAAACCTAAACCTAGATACTACCCACCTATAAACCTAGAATTTTAGTTAACTAGATGATTTTTTATCTAGGCTATGTTTACATTCTAGAATTGATAAGTACTACGTAGATGTAAACCCTCTAGATGTAGGCATATAAGACATATAGTAGGAAGCATTGTAACACAGCACTTATCAACAACTTATCCACAGGGTTATCCACAGATATTTTTAGTTATCCACAGCATATTTTCATATCGTGGTATCAAGTGACTTGACAAACTGTATAGAACGTGTATAATAGTGAATGAGAGTGAAAACTCTCATCGTTCTTTAACAATCCTAATCATGGAGGTACTCAATGGGTACAAACTATTGCGGCATCGTTTTTGTTGGTGGCGGTTCATCTTGGGCTTACAACTCAGACAGGGATGAAGCGGTCAAGAGGGCAGTCAAACAGGCTAAGAGAGACTGGAAAGACCTGCACTCATTCGGAGAGACGATTAAGGTGGTTCTGATCGACATGACCAACCGTAACGGCTGGTATGCAGACCACAGTGGAATCTTCGAGCATGACACCAATCAAGAAATCACCGACTTTGAGGTGATCACCTTGAAGCACTAATCTATGGGGGGCGAAAGCCCCCCTTTTTATTTCCCGCTTGACAACAGACAAACATGGGTATACGGTTCATATCGTGTAGACGTTTACACAACCCTAATCAATGGAGGATGATATGAACATTCAACGTGAATACACAATTCAAGAGGCGATGGAAGTCGCATTAAACAGTTTAGTAGTGGAGCGTCAATTGGCTGAGAGGTTGTATCGCATCAGGCAAGAGGCCAGAGAGGTAGCAGACCTGCTAACCAAGGCCAAGGAACGCAGGCTACAACTAGACCAAGCATCACATTTAGACTAATCATCAGGGGGCTGATAATGAATGATGTTGATCCAATGTTGTTTGACGTTGGCAGTCATGTAGTGCAGATGAATAAACTGATGACTGACCTGAACCGTCTTTGCCGTAATGCCTACAAACCAAACTGGGAGGACATTGACGGGGTTGCCACTGAGTTACGGCACCACTGCTCAATGATCCAAAGAATAGTCGATGAGGTGGCCCGATGAACCAAGCGGACTGGTGGGTGAGGTCAGGATATGCGGCAGAGGCAGCGCAAGAACTGGCGTGGTTTGTGGTGCTAGTCTTTGTCCTGATAGGCTTTCTGGCTTGGAGGGACAAATGATAAAGATTCGCTGTTGGGCACTGCAAGACAAGCGTGGCAGGTTTGTTCAACGTCCTGACCTGCTGCACTACCAGTTTGTCATACCATTCAAAACCATGACCTTTCGTACCCGCAAGGATGCTCAGACCTTTTTGGATACCGATGCTTACTGGTTTGCCAAGGCCAAGCCAGTGCGTGTCACGATCAGGGTAGAGGAGTCGATATGAACTGGCTCATAGAGTTATTCATGTTGCTGGCTGTCGTGGTAGCCATTGGCATTTACATTGGATATGGAGATGACCGATGACACCGATAGTCATAGCAACGAAGGGCAGCAAGAGCATCAACGTACTCCTAGAATCAATCTGGATGTACGTGCCAAGGGAAGTAACCACTTACGTGTACGGCAAGTGGGACTCTCTAGATAAGCAGGATTGGGTGCATTACTTAGGGGAAAACGATAAGACTAATTTCGGAGATTCCTTCAATTACGCCATAACCCAAGCGTTCTTAGATGGGCATGAGACTGTGATCATGGCTAACGATGACGTTGTACTTGATCCCAATACCTACTGGCTACTCTGCCATGACAGGGTGTTACTAAAGCAGCAGGGGCACAAGGTGGGCTTTGTGTCGGCACGTTCTAACATGGCTACCATGCCGCAAAACATCCGCGCCAAGACCGAGAATGACACTTGGGCAGGCATGAAGTGGGCAAGCGAGGAGACAATCCAGCAGGTAGAGTGGACTGCACCCTTGTTTGCTAGCGTGGATCGAGAAGGGTTTCCGGGCTTTCCTCCTACTAACTTTTATAGTGATAACGTGGCCTGCTATGACATGGCTCAGGAGGGCTTCAAACACTTCAACAGCCGCGCCTATGTTCACCACGTAGGATCAAGCACGATTGGGCGTGGCTTTGGTGCTGACAGTAAAAACACTATGGAAGCCGAGGATTGGCTTAAACTTAATAGACCACTCTTGCATAAACGATATTTCTGTAGTAACGTGTAACTTCGCTAACTTAATTTGGGGGCTGATATGGCATTAAGCGAAAAAGACCTTGCCATTCGTGACAAGGCAATATGGAGTAGTGACGCAGGGATGATCGCCGAAGGTAAGGGCGGTGAAGTCTACCTACAAAAGGTTGGGCAGAAAGATGCACCTGACCTATCCGATGTGGAACCTGTACAGATGGGCTTGCACCTGCAAGAACCTATCATGCGGATCGCTGCGGGGCGTTGGGGTTGGGAGTTCAAAGACGCTGACTACACCCTGCATCATCCAAAGCATGACTGGATGGCCTCACACTTTGACTACATCTCTACCGATGGCAAGACTCTCTACGAGGTCAAGAACCTTGGCGTACACCAGCGCAAAAAATACGGAGATGACGGCACGGAGATGATCTCTGAGAAGTACCGCGCACAGTGCTTGCATGAACAAATTGTGCATGAGGGCGTAGAGAACATCGTTCTGGTTGTTCTCTTTGGCGGTCAGGAGTTATGCCACTTCCCGCAAAACTTTACACAACTAGAGGCTGAGGCTCACATTCGGGCTATGGCTGAGTTTTGGGCGCAGGTGCAGACCCGCAACTGGAACCCAGTCACAATGGCTGATGCAACCAAAGATTTGTACAAGGTTGACGATGGCTCAGACATGGTGGCTAACGCTGCACTTGAGTTAGCCTGCCAGCAATTGCAGGCAATCAAGGGCAAGATGAAGGAATATGAAGAGGCCGAGGAAGGGTTAAAGCAGATGATCCAAGCGGCTATGCAATCGAAAGCCACACTGAAAGCATTTGACGGGTCAATCCTTGCCACTTGGAAGTCTAGCAAGTCTACCAAGCGATTCTCTGCTGACCTTTTGAAGCAGGCGTTGCCTGAGACTTATGAAAAGTTCGTAGTAGAACAACCCGGCTCACGCCGATTCTTAATTAAATAAGGGGCTTAATATGGGAAATTATGAAGGCAGTGACGAAAAGCAACAGCAAACACTGATTGAAGAGGGTTTGATGTGGGCGCACAAGTGTCAACAAAAGCATGGTTTTGTGCAGACGCTTGGGCTTCTTGAATTCATTTCTACGGCTTTGAAAAACGAAATGATAGAAGATATGAACATGGAGCAAGCCAAATGGGAGGGTTTGCAATGAGCAATGTCATTTCTATGCCGAAGGGTGAGGTCGCTGTTATTGATCCAGCGATCATTGAATCAATCGTAACAAAAGGGGACTTGTCGGGGCTAAACCAAGTTCAGAAGGTTCAATACTACAACTACCGTTGTAAACAGATTGGCCTTGATCCAAGCGCCAAACCGTTTGACCTGCTGAACCTTAGCGGAAAACAGGTGCTATATGCCAATTCAGGAGCCACACAACAACTCTGTAACCTCCACAAACTGTCAACTCAGATTACAAATAAAGAACGGGTCGATGATATTTACGTTGTCTCAGTCAGAGTTACCGGGGCTGATGGACGCTCTAGCGAAAATCAAGGGGCTGTTAGCATTGGAAACCTCAAGGGAGATGCACTTGCTAACGCAGTGCTTAAATGCACTACCAAAGCAATACGCCGATCAGTGCTTGCTCATTGCGGACTTGGGATGCTGGACGAAACCGAAGTCGAAACAATCCCTAATGCCACTAAGGAAAATATCGTAATCCCGCAGGCAGAGCCGATTCCCACACTGCCAGTAGTTGTCGAAGAGCCTGCCGGAGATTGGCCTTTGTTTGTTCCGGGCAGCGAGGAACCTTACTCCTATCATCCTGACGCTGATGGTTGGGTAGACGCTTTCTTGACCCTGATCGATAAGGTAGCGCAGAGCAAGAAGATTAGCGTAGAGGACAAGTCTTTCAAGATAGGCGAGTTTGAAACGGTCAATCGCAAGTTCTTTGCTCAGGTGCGCGATGCTAACGCTGGTCTATATGAAGTGTTAAGCAATGGTATTGGCAGCGCAAAGCACATTATCAATACTCAAATTCGTGAACGATCATAACTATGGGCGCGACACTGAGACTGTTTAACGAAGAGGCAGAGTATTTAGATCGTTTACGCAGTTCTTGGAAACAGACAATCGCAGGCGATGGTGGTAAGTGTCCGTGCTGTGATAAGTGGGGCAAGGTTTATAAGATCAAACTAAGCCAGCATTTAGCACTGTGCTTGAAATGGATGATTGACCACAAGCGAGATGACGATTGGGTAGACGTTCAGAATACTGCGCCGAGGTGGATGCTGAAGAGCAAGACCTATCCACTGCTAGAGCATTGGGCGCTGATTGAATCTCAGGCTGCTAGAAGTGGCAAGTGGAGAGCAACGAAAGGCGGTATTGATTTTGTTGCTGGTGTGGTAACAATGCCAGAGGCCGTGTATATCTACGACAACAGGCGTTGGGGTTTTGAGGAAAAAGGGGTGACGTTCCGGCAATGCTTTGGAAAGCACTTTGATTTTAATGAGTTAATGAGCGTGCAATTTAATTGGGCGAATTTGAAAAAGGAACGATGATGGCATACGAAGAGCGTAAACCGGGTACTGGCGTATTATTCACCAACACTAAAAAAGCAGAAGGTGGAGCAGGGCCAGATTGGAAGGGGGAGTTAAAATTAGAACGTGCCTATGCAGCAGGCGAGACATTGAAGATTGCTGCATGGACTAAGCAATCTGGAAGGGGGCCGCTAATCTCCCTGAAGGAAGATAACTGGAAGCCCGATCCTAGTTACAAGCAGAACGTGCAACCAGTTCCTAGCAAGTCAGTAGATGACTTGGATGACGATGTACCTTTTTAAGGGGAATCAGAAATGAAGAAAATTTTTATGGCGGTGATAGGTTTGACATTTGCAGGAACAGTTTACGCTAACTGCACCACGCACACTGTAAACTCAGGCGGTAAGTTTATTATGTGTACGACATGCTGCTACAACGGTAACTGCAACACAACCTGCTTCTAATGGGTAAACTACAGCGACAGCGCGGGGCGCAGTACGAGAGAGATGTAGTCAATGATCTATACATGATCCTTGGCTATAAGACACGGCGCAACCTAGTGCAGTATCAGGAGGCTGGCGAGGGTGACATCATCCTTGAGCAGTTCGTGATCGAATGTAAGCGGCGCCGCAAAATCGCTGTGTATGAGTTTATGAAGCAGGCAGAGGCATCATGTAAAGAGGGGCAAACTCCCATCGTAGTGATGAGGGCTGATGGCGAGAAGTCATTGGCTTTAGTCAGGTGGGAGGACATGCTCAAGTTTTTAGGAAATGAATTACCCCCCGCACAGCCAGAGGTGCATCCGTCCCCAAAAGACGGTGATTAGGACGTTGACGAGGGGCAGCGATTCTGGCACCCCTCACTAATTGGAGGCAGTATGGAAGAACCGAAAATCAAGATTTTTTTGGCTACGCCAATGTACGGTGGAAACTGTACGGGCGTATTCGTGCAGTCGTTGTTGGATATGTCTGGGGTACTAAGCAGTAAAAACATTCGGCTGTCTTGTGCCTTCATGTTTAATGAGAGCCTGATTACACGGGCAAGGAACAACCTAGTTAGCCAGTTCTTAGAGACTGACAACACGCACCTGCTCTTTATTGACGCAGACCAGCAATGGCGCGGCTCTGACATTTATCACATGATTACCGCTGATTGCGAGGTTATTGTTGGTATGTGCCCCAAGAAAGAGATCAACTGGGGTTCGGTCAAGGCAGCAGCACTACGCGGTGAAGAGGACTTATCCAAGTTCACTGGGTCGTTTGTGGTCAACTTGCTTGATGGTTCTGCCAGCATCACGGTGCCAAACAACCAGCCATTTGAGATAGCAGCAGGTGGAACTGGGATCATGCTGATTAAGCGGGAAGTCTTTGAGCAGATGATTCCCACTACGCCCATATTTAGAAACGATATGAGTCACATGCCCGGTGGAAAGCAGGTTTACAGATTTTTTACGGAAAGCATAGACCCTGAAAGCCAGCGGCTTCTAAGTGAAGATTACCACTTTTGTCACCAATGGAGAAAACTTGGGGGTAAAGTTTGGGCTGCTCCTTGGTGCAAGATTGGGCACTTTGGAACGTATAACTTTTCTGGGCAACTGGTAGAAACTAAAGAGGAACCAAGCAATGAGTACATTACACGAAATGGCTGACGATCAGGAGAGGTGGCAACATGAGGTGGGTAGCGAGCCAGAATGGGTTAAGGATATGTGCGCTGTGCCTTGGGTGGTTATGTCGCGCAGGGATGGCAGCATTGAGATCATTGATTCGAATAATCGCGTAGTGGCAAAGATGGTGGATGGAAGCGCTGAGATCAGGGCTACGATAGCCAGCGTGATTTGCGATCAGGTAAATAAAATATAAAAAAACCCCGGCACAAGGCCGGGGGTTCAAGCCTGCCGGGAATGGTCAGCAGGGAAGGAGAGATTAGCGTGGTTTACGTGCGGTCTTAGCGGATCGCACAAAAGCCTCGCGTGTTGGATATCCGGGTTGTCCGGGCTTCTTAGGCGTTTTTCCTTCTTTACGCCGCTTATTGATGTTGTAATACAGTCCTTTGGCTTTCATCTACACCCCCATCGTTTACGTGCGGCTCTGCCGCGTTCACCTTTCCAGTTACGGCTTCTAGCACAGAACGACTTGTGCCTACCGCTACTGGTATCTTTGGTTGGAGCCTTGAGATCACTTCCGGTTTCCCGGTTGTACTTGGCTCTTCCCTTTGCAGTCAAGCCAGCACCACGGCTGACAGGTAACTTCTCACCCCGGCTGATGGCTAGTGACACGTTCTTTTTTGCCATTAGTAACTCCACACGTTAGGGCGAGGCAATTCTGTGGTGGCAACGTCTACATGAATAAACCTGCCCATACCCTTTTGCTGAACCCCTATACCGCTAAAACCATGCTTGCAGGCCAAAGCAAGGACTCTGTGAGCCTCTGCGCCTTGCACCCCAATGTCTGCTGCCATGCCTAAAGCATGAGCGCCGGGGGCCGATTTCTTTGATTCTATTGGGTGTTGGGGGCAGCGGTAGCCAGAGGTAATCGTCATTGGCTTACCGTACTCAGTACGCATAGCCTGTAACTTGTCTAGCAACTCAGCACGTATGCCCTCGCCTTGGCAATGGCTGCACTTAAACTCAGCAGCCTTGAAGTTAGGATACTTTGCCCAATCAATCATTTTTTCTTGCTGGCGTAGAACAATGTTCTGTCACCGAATAAATAGAAACCTATGGCTGCGGCAAAGTTATCTACCGCGTCTGATCCTTGCCCCGTCAGTTTCATAACCGCCCAAGTACCAAGCACGATTGCAGCCACAAATGGGCGCTGCATACGCACGACTGCCTCAACCCAAGGGTAGGATGGATTCGATCCACCCGCCTCGTTCATGGCCTTGAACATATCAAGGTCAAGGGTTCGCATTTTTACGTAGTCATCAATCGTTGCTGGTTTGAATACGTCAGGCGCAAAGAAACGGTTAATGAGGGTTTTTCCCAGATCAACCGCTAATGGCCCTAGAGCCGCTGCTATGGTCAGCGGATCAAACACTACAGACCCTCACCCGGAGTAATGAAGACATTTGCGGTGCCAGTGTTCACAATTGCTGAGACATAACAAGTGTTGGCATCGGTTGCCTGACCCGGAACCGTAAATACTACTGTCGAATTGTTATGCAGTGCCCAACCATACGCAGGGGTGCCTGCTACTGGAACCGCAGCGTTTTCGGTGCCTGTGGTGTTGATGTGAACAAAAACTTCAACAGCACTTCCATTGTGAATCCGCAACTGATTTGATGGATTGTCTGCAAGAATAACAACAGTGTTTGCAACATTGGAAACATTTAGGCGTGTTGTTTTGCCTTTGGCTTGAAACGCAATATTGTTTGCCATTTAGATAATCCTTTTGCCTCCGGCGTTACCCGGCTTAGACGTTGGGGACAGTTTCGTGCTGCCGGAACCAGAGTAATCAAAGATTCCTACAAAGCCGCCCGGATTGGTGCGAGTAGGCTGCATATGCCCACAAGCGTCCGTGATGACTGCTGGACGATAAGGCTCACCGGCTGGCCCTTTTTTGTACTCGCCGTTGCCGTTGCCTTTACCGTTCATGTAAACGCTAGTTTTGCTGATCTTTAGTTTCATTTTTAATCCTCTCAATGTTAATGCAAGGTAAAAAGACGCACACTGCAAAAAATGCAGCCATCGACATACGTTCCCAAGAAGGCTCTTGCATCGTCCACAGAGCCAGTCCAAAACTCATCCCCATAGATAAGATGGTCAATAACCGCATAGATATTACTTCCATCGTTATCCGTAGAATTTTTAACAACATTCCTTCCGACATAATTACTCTCCTTCTTCATCGTTATAAAAACCCTTGCCCCACTCGTCATCTGAAATCTTTTGTTTGATCTGTTCCAGTTTGAGAGCGCGGTCTAATACTTTAGTCTTGTCGGTCAAAGAAGCGGTAGAGTCACTCATTACTTGACGTAATAACGTGTTCACTGCCTCTTCTAATTCCGGGTTCAGCCCCTTTTGTTTACGACTCATCTATCTGTTTTCCGCTTGGCACGGTTCATCTTTTTTGGCTCCAAAGGACGCATACCACGCGCTCTCATGGCATCTTCTGAGCCAGTAGTCTCATTAGCAGAATTACGTGCGGCAGAACGATCAGCCTGCCGTTTTTCACTGGGAGACATTTCTTGATAGTTTTTCATCTTTTGCCTTTTCGTGTTTCACGTTTGATAGATTTCATTTCTCCGCGAGTCATGGTTGCTCCAAAGCGGTCTCCCATTTCACGGGCGGCACGTTCAGATTTATCTTTTTGCATTTCTCGCTCTGCTTGTTCTTTTGCGTTTCTGACCATTGATTCTTCAAACTTTTCTTTCATTTGCGTTTGCTCTTTCTGGCGCTGGCGTATGCGGCAGCAGCGGCCTGTTTCATTGCGGCACGTTTACTAGACGGACGGGAAGTGCCGAGTTTTCCAGTACGCTTGTACTTGCTTACCATCTCTCCAATATTGGTAGAGATAGTCTTTTTGCTAGAACCTTTCATTAATGGCATGATTTCTCCTAAAAAGGTGAGGGCATTGCAGTTATACCGCCCATCTGAGATGGTTGGGTGGATGGTTGGTTTTTCTTTCTTGCCTCTTGCATACCGGCTGCGGTAGCACCAGCCGTGGTACGGAATTGTGCCCAAAATGTCGGGTCATTAAGGGTACTCAATACCTTGCCACGCTCTACTGCTGGCAGAGAATTAATTAGTCGCTCAAAGTTTTGGGCAGACTTGGCACCTTCAGTCAATGCGTTCAGGGTATCTTTGCCAAGTTTGTTCTCAAACGCTCCTAACAACTTATTGGTAGTCGTAACCCAGACCGTGAACCAGTTTGGGATTCTAAAGTTAGGGGCGTTTTCTTTGAATAACTCAACCAGACGATCCTCACCGGCTGTGGCTTGGGTTTTAATTGCCTCACCCCGCTTGACTTCAGCAGAGACTCTTCCAAGTTTTCGCTGAATATCGTCAGACAATTCTTTAAATATGTTGTAACTGTTTGGCCCAAACACCTTTTCTACCAACTCAGGCCGATTTCCCTCTACCAGTTCTACAAAGGTTTTTGGCTCATTTAGATACAGTTTCATGGCATCAGAGCCAAGTTTGGTCTGCCCAATAGCCTGCATCCCAATGGAGTAGTCTTTCAGATATTGACGGTATCCTGTACCGCCAGCATCTTCTACAGCATCAACTAATAAGGGACGGGTTTGTTCCACAATGTCAGCAGCCACACGTTTTTGAGTAGCAACATCTGCATTTGGATATAGCCTGCGAACTACCCCGTTGACTGCGTTTTTACGGATATTGTCGATAGCCCAAGCGTCAATGACACCATTGTTATCTGTCCACTGTTTTAATTCTTGCCCAATACGGCGCAAAGAAATTTGTAAATCACGATTGCCCGGAGCAACCTTCGGGTCTGCCAAACGGCGCTCTAAAGCCTCAATAATTGGCTCAGACTTCAAAGGTTTCAAATTATGGGCTGCAAGACTAGACTCCGCTGCCTTTGCTAAATTGCTAGCCTGCCCAAATGCAAGTGACGCTTCAGCCGCTTGATTAGCCAAATCGTCTGCACGTTGAGCCAACTCACCCATGTAGGTATAACGCTGAGGTGCCCGTGGTTGTCCCTCAACAGGAAATACTTGAGTTCCTCTAGCCCTATCAGCAGCAGCGGTAAAGCGGCGCACATCCTGAACTTTGTCAGCAGCGGCTTGTCCCATGCGTTGTGCTTCAGCAGCAAACTTAGGCTGTAACTTACCGGCAATGTTTGCCGCACCTATCTCACGCTCAAGAGTTGGAATCAAACGCTCGTTAAGCAGTTTCTTTAATTCCTCTCTAGCGCCTCTAGCGGCAGTCTGGTCTGCGCCTCCAGCCAATTCCTGTAAAGTTCTAAGTCTTGTAGCCTCTTGTTCGCCTAGCAGGGTAGTAAAGAACTTTGGATCACGGGCAGCGGCACGTTGCAACAAAGCCTGAGTTACTGGCATGTTGAAATCAGCCAGTGCTTGCCCTGCAGTTATGTCATCGGCGGCAGCAGACAGTGTTTGACGCGCTCTTCCTATATCCTGACCTAAAGACTCACGAGCAATTTTTCCAGCCCTTAAAGTTCCAAGTTGCCCAAGGTCAGATATTGCTCCAGCACCACGGGCCACGGCCCTTGCACCTTTTTCTACTAAAGGCTGAATCACACCGCGACCATAGGTTTCAAAAGCAGCGCCCGTCAATACATCTTTGGCGGCTTCTTTAGCAACCTGAGAAGGCGCTTTTGGCGCTCGTAGGCCAAGACTTTCTTCAAGACGGTTAAATGCTTGAGAGGTGATTCCATAGCCTAAACCAGCGCCACCAACACCACCCACAGTTGTACCAACACCGGGCGCAAATATTGTTCCTGCTGCGCCACCAAGAACAGCGCCCAATCCAGTTCCCACGGCTTCAGCGGCCGGACGCACCATTTTTATAGCGCCTTGCGGGGTACTTACTTCACGGGCAAACTGTTTAACAGTCTCCGGTTTTGGCAAAAACTCAGGGTAGATTGCCTCTGCAAACGTAGCCCGTTTGTTTCTAGAAGGTTTCTCAGTAGGTTCTTTTTTTGGCTCGTCAAAGTATTCTCTTTGAGGAGTCGTTGCAGGCTCACTTAGATATTCTCTAGCCACCTTTACGCTCCCTATAAAAACCTTTTTCGTCAAAACCGTAATTATAAATTTGAGGTTCGTATGGCAAGTTACGTTTAGTTAACTCTGCTTGCACATCATTTGGCGCTGCCTGTGGCTGTGTTAACTGTTGTTGCTCCCTACCAAAGGCTTGCAAAACGTTTTGGTTAGATTTTTTAGCAAGATCAATCTTGCGCTGCAACACGCCAAGGCCAATGTCGTAAGTGCTGGAAGGCTCAACAATTGTCTCGCGGAAAGATTTTTTCTCATTTCCGGTAAGGGTTGCGCCGAATCGTTCTTTGCGTTCTTCTGAAATCAAGTCAAAATAGTCTTTCCACCAAAGCACAGCAGAATTATCTACATCTAAACCAAAAATTCCAGCCAGATCACCAAGGCCAACTTCTTGCGCTGATAGGCGTAGTTTTGCCAATGTATCAAGCGGAGCCAATTGGAAGTATGCTTTTTTGGCTGAATTCTTTAAGTTTTCTAAACGGCGTAACAATTCTTGGTTTTGAACCATTGCCATACGCTGTTTATCGCTGACTTTAGGTGGTTTACCAAGAGCCGTTTCTACACTTAAGTCTAGCCTGCCCTCAAGTTCTATTGCTTTGTCTAAATCTTTTTTAGCCTCTACTACTTTTCCTTGTTTTACTTTGGCTAAAATTAAACCGTCTTGCAGTATTGGGTCAAGACGCTTTAAATTAACCATAGCGGCATTTTTGTCTGTAGAGAGCAAATCTATACTTTGGTCAAGAATTTGTTTAGCAAGCGCATTATTATCTTTCCATTGCTTTAAATCGCGCTCATAATTTGCTACTTCTGTTTTGTATAAATCTTCACGCCCTTGTTTATGGCCCTCAGTAAATTTAGCCATAGATTTAAGGGCAGCACGACCACCTGCCATTCCAGTTAAAGCGCCAAGGAGTGCGGTCATTCCAGCAACTTCTGCTGCTGCTGGAGCATCAAACTTGGTAATATCTGCTTGAGGAACTTCGCCAACTTTTTGTTGATAGCCCTCTACCAATCTACGTTGTCTGCCAGCAAAATCTTTAGCAAGTCTTTCTTCTTCATTAATTTGTGCTTCTTTTGCTCGTTTTTCTTCGCGCATTACATTTTCTGCTGCTGAACTTTGCTCTCGCAACATTTGTTCGTAACCTTGACGAGCCGTTGTACCACGTTGTTCTGTGGTCTTTCCACGCATAACCTTGCCAACCTCTGAGATTGGATCGTAAACATTTAAAGATTCTTGCAAAGCCATTATGCTTCTCCGCGTGGAAGTTCAGGTCTACGGGTAATCTCAGGCGTGGCTTGCCGTTGCGCTCTTGGAGCGCGAGAAACTGGAGCGCTGCTTGCCAATTGTGAACCAATGTTTCCAGCAATTTGGCTTAAGTAATCATCAGCCTCACGATCAGCGGCAATGGTTGCTTTTATTGCAGCCTCATCGTAGGCGTTAGCCAGATTCAACTGTTTTAAAGCGTTATTTAGGTTAATTTGAGAAAACTCAGAACGCTGTCTACCTAACTGGTTTTCAATCATTCCAGCCTGTGTGCCGGTTACAGCGCCTCTACCTGCTGCGGTTTGACGTAATCTGGCGCGTTGTGCTTCTTGTTGAGCGGCCTGCTGTGGAGTCATCCCACCTGCCAAAGCCTGTTGACGCAATGATTCTCCCTGAGCGCGTAAAGGTGCGCCAAGAGCCGATAACCGTGCAGCCTCTTCTCTACCCTGCTTACGGGCACGGGCTGCTTGTAACATCCCTACTAAACCTTGGGCGCTATAGCCTGCGGCTTGTGCGAGACGAGGGTATCTTTGCGCTAAATCTGCAATACCGCCAAGTTTTGACTCAGCCGTTTGTGCTGCTGATTGCAAGAAACTTGGCTCAACACCAGCCTGCATACGTTGAAACTGATCCGGTGCCATTCCAGCAATATCACTAGGAGTGTATTGCGGAGCAAACCTACCGGGGCCAAACCCAATATCCATTGTTCTTGCGTTAAATTGTTCTAATGTTTCATTTCCGCCCGGAATAAAATAATTAGCAATTGGCTCTCCCTTTCTTGGAAGGCCAGACTCATCAGATTGCATTCTATATGTAGTTCCAAAATTACGGTCGTAAAAAGCGTTTGGAGTTTGACCGTAAAAACCGCCCTCTTGTGCTTGCACATCACCGCCTGATTGATAAAATCCCGGAACTTCTTTTCCGTAAAAATCTTCAGCGCCTTGAATATCTGCATCTTGAAACTCAGGCAATCCAGTGTTGGGGTTTGTATCCCCAGAGCCACCCGCATCCATAAGCATTTGCGCCTCTTCGGGCGTAATGTGGGCAAGCACGGTATCCCGGCCTCTGCCCATCTGACGCAACATTTCGGCTAACTCACGGGCATTACCCATGCCGCCCATTCCAGTTAATGATTTCATAGTCCTAGCGCCTTTCTCAAGCGTAGTGAACGGCGGTTCCATACCGCACGTTGTTCATCTTCATCCCCACCAAACAACGGTTCTTTTTCCCCAAGAATACCTACCAAAGCCTCTCCTGTCACCCTTGAAGATATGCCCGGAGCGCCATCCCTTGCTACTTGTTCACCCCTCGCAACAGCAGTCGTTGTAATTGGTCTGCCCTGAGCATCGAACCTTCTAGCAGGCGGCTCACCTTCACCTTCTCCACCGCCAAGTTCAATCTCGCCTTCGGGTGCTTCTTCAGGGGGCTCTTCTGATATTGGCTTAACCTCAGTCGGTTTGAACCCTGTACCACCACCAGTTCCAAGGCCGTAACGCTCACCCTCTTCTGGGCTAAGTCCAAGCAGGCGCATGATCTCTTCATCAGAAACATCACCCTTACGTTCTTGTTGCGATGCAACAACCTTATCTTTTCTGGAAGCGGCCTCAGTTGCGCGGTTTTTGTTACGGTCGTAATCGTCTAATATTACTTCGAGTTCAGCGTCAATTTGGGACTGTAAAGTTCCCGGTAAACGCCCTGCTTCTTGCAATCTTTGTCGTTGCTGCTGTACAAACCGGTTGCGAGAAGCAATCCTAGCAACTTCATCTTCCGCTTCATCTAAGTCTTGCTCAAAAGTTTCAAGTTCTTTTTCAAATAAATCAGTTTCTACTGCGCCACGAATTGCGCCGCCACGGGTTTCACGGGCTTGTGTATTGATTGCGGCAATTTCTGCCTCAGTAAGCGTAGGTTTTTGACCAAGCAATTCTTCTACGCCACCAATTTGCTGTGCCTCGCCACGCTCATTAAATATTGGTCTGTCTTTGTAAAAAGTAGTTGTTCCACCCATTTGGCTAGTTGGATCGCCGCTTACATTCCCGGTAAATACTTCATAACCTACATCCCCGGTTTCTTTGTCAATAACAATTGTGTATTGATATGGGTTTCCAGAAGTATCCGTTCCTTCAATTGTTCTACGGATTGAGTCTGTATCTTCTGTTTCCCCGGCTACTTGCTCACCAAGTAAAGGCACGGTTTTAATTGACTCATCAATAGCAACTGGCAAGCCACCAGCAATATCAACACCTTCGTAACGCCGACCCTCTGTTTCGCCAACCAGTTTTATAAGGGTGTCAGCCAAGTCATCGCGTTGAGTTTGCTCATCGGCTAACATTTGATCGGTTTGAGGCTTGAAGTCAAAGCCTGTTTTCTCAGCCTCTTTTACTGCCTTGCCTTGTTCTACCTTATATTTTTCTGACAAATCTTTTAGTTGCGTGTTATACGAACCAATTTGTTTAGATAAATTGTTAATAATTGGCAATTCAGCGTTTAATTCGCCAGCCAATCGGTTTGCGGTTGTAATATCTCCAGCATTTACCGCTTGATTGTATAAGTCTAGTTTATCGTTGTAATCGTTTGCCCGTGTTTGATATGCACTAACTGCTGCTGCACGAAGGCTAGTAATATCCGATGACTCAGTGGCGTACTTATTCATAGTTTGCAAATATGAAACCATACTTGAACTAGCGCCCATTAGAATTGCTTCTTTAATTCCTACGCCCTGCAACGTGCTTTGCATCGTGACACGAGTAAAGTTAGCGGCGGCAAGACTTCCAGTAGCCTTATAAACCTCAGTAGCGGCAGCGCCAGTAACTCCACCAATAGCAGCGCTAGTTAATATTTGTTTAATATCACCGCCTGAAGCGGCTGCAGAAACAGCAGATCGGGCGGCAGAGGTTGCGGCAGCAATTTCTGCTGGAGTATAAACTGGTGCCCCTCCCGGTTGAGCAATTGCATCAGCGTTAGCGGCTTCCATTCCTCCTTGCACTGCTTGACCAATTTGTTGTATAGCAGCGGAAGTTGCGGCTGATTTGACAGCATCTTCTGGCGATCCACCTTTAGCCAAGGTGTGCATACCCGCTGACATTGGGCCTGCAAACTGAGGAGGCACACCCATAGCGACCAAGGCTACTTGTATGGCATAGCGCTCAACAAACACTTGAGCAAACTCTCCTATGTCGCTTAAAGCGTCCCCAACCGCCTCAACCGCATCACCGATTGCTTTGCCAACATCTTCAATAGCGCCAACTACCGCGTCAAATGTATCCTCAATAATATCGCCAACAGACTCAACTATCTCTCCAGCGAAATCAAGAACGTCACCAATAATAGGAACGCCACTCATTGTACGTCCCCCTCGCGTGATGGGCCTAACTTGAAGTTAGCAACGTAATCCCCGTTTCTGTTTTCTTTTAACTCATAACCCATCTCAGGTCTGGGAGGGTTTTTGGCAATAATGCGAAATATTTGAATTAACTCTGGCTGCTTAAAAATAGTTACAAGGTTGTCAAATCCAAGTAAGTACGCACTATTTATAAATTTCTTGACGTTTTCTATGAAGTTTCTAGGCGTGTCAACGTTCATGGCGCTCATGTAGCCATTGCGCCCTTCTCCCTTGTTGATAATAAACAAGGTATTGCCAAAACGCATGTGTTCGTTGACCGGCATGGACATTTCTGCCACAGCCATAAGAACCGCCTGTTGAGGAGGGAAGCCAGTTTCTTGCGCCTGATTGGAGGCAACAATCAACTCCGTTAGGCTGACCATCTTTTGTTTGCTATCTACTGGTTGCATTGCTACCCCTAACTTATATCCCGATCAGACACCATATTTTCCATCAATTCACCTTTGTTAATCAATAACTTATTACTATATTGCACCGCACAAAAACCCGTTTTTTTTTGGGTGGCGGGGAAAAATTTCAAAATTGTCTAGTTGAAACCCAAAATCACAAATTTTGGTCATTTTTAGCCCTTATGTGACACCTAGAGAGCGTGCTATTTGCTCATGTATAAGCAAATGGCTGTTGATCCAGTCGTAAAAAGAGTCCTCTTGGTTCCAATCTGTGTCTAAAAGGTTAAACGGGTTGTCCAAATCAAGGATTGTGGCAAACGCCTGATGCTCAATTTGGTGGATTGCCAGCCAATCGTCCAAATCCTCTACGTCAGCGTCAATTAACGGGTAGCGAGGAACCGTAAACCCAAGGTCAATCAACCTTTCGGCAAAGGCTTGGTGCTGGATACCATTTTCAAATAAAAACTCTTTTAGCCCATCTGGATCGCCAAAGCGTACTTGGGCCAGACTCTCAAAGTTCACAGTTTGGCTACCAGCCCAATAAGCAGGTCAATTACCCAACCCATCGCACCTATGATTGTTGCGGTTGCACCGATGCCAATTACCTCGATACGCTTCAGACGGGCGTTAATACCCCGGTAGCGCTCGGCGCAGATCACCTCATGGGCAGACAGTTTGGTTTCCACAATATCGGAATGAGTAGCCATTAGACACCGTAATAAGGAATTTTCTTAGCCGCCCCGTTCACAATAATAGTGACATATCCTTCCGGGTTCAACGGCAGGCTAGGATCGGGCATTGCTGCTGTATTGCTAGTTGCTAGATTTGCATATAAGTTAGCGGTTACTGACACATTTGATGCCGTAATGTTGGATACGGATACCGTTCCGCCAGTAATTGCTACGTTATTGGCGTTCTGCGTAGACATTGTGCCAAGCCCGGAAACTTGGCTGTTGCTAATAGCAATCGTAGCGTTAGAAGCATTGGTAAGCCTTCCCTGCTGGTCTACCGTAATGGTTACAGCAGTATTGGCAGAGCCATAAGTCGCTGGCGTAACGGCAGTATTTGCCAAAGATATTGTGCCATTGCTGGTAATTGGCCCTCCGGTAAGTCCGGTACCCGTGGCAACATTGGTAACTGTTCCTTGCGGTATTGCAACATTAGACGCAGCAGTTATACGGCCTTGTGCATCTATTGTGATTTGTGGAGCAGCATTACTACCGCCATAAGTGTCAGGAGAAACGGCGGTATTTGCAAGACTAATTGTTCCATTAGAAGTAATTGGCCCACCAGTTAATCCTGTGCCAGTAGCCACGTTAGTTACCGTACCTTGCGGTATTGCTACGTTAGCAGCAGCCGTAATTCTTCCCTGTTGATCTACTGTAACTTGTGCGGCGTTAGTTCCACCACCATAAGTGTCTGGGCTAACAGCAGTATTGGCTAGTGCAATAGTGACGTTAGAGGCTACATTGCCACCACCCGTAAGGCCAGTGCCAGCGGTAATTGTTGCCGTATTTGCTACGGCATTGACGTTTGCGGCGGTTAAAACTACGGTGCCTACTTGCCCGTTTACGCTAGTAACTGCGTCTGTGTTGTCTACCTTTTGCCATACGGAACCATTAAAAATAGCCCAATCGCCAATCTGCCAATCACTGATCCCGTTGAGGTTTGTCGTACCAGCCACGTTGACAACGTAATAGTCTCCTTGCGTTCCAACGCTAGAAGCCAAAGCGGGAGAGTTGGCATTTGCGTCCCACGTACCTTTGTAGTTGACTGCGCCAATGGTGCCGCTGGTAAATCCAATAGTTGATACGACCTTTAGCATTATGCTCTCCTAGAGGCCATCACCCGGAGTTATGTAAATTGCTGCTGTGTTTGCTGAAGTAATGCCAGTAAAGTAGGCGTTTGGAACAAAGGTCAAAATCTCATCCGTCCCCGGCAACAAAGGCAATGCCTCTCCGCTAGTGCTTACTACGGCAGCAGCGGCATTAGCCTCAGCGGAATTAGCGCCATAGCCTAAAAATACGGTCACTGTGCCTGCGTTAAGAATCCGGTACTGGTTACCACCTAAAGTTGTAGAGGCGGCTTGTACGGGCGTAGGAGCAGTCGTAGCGGCAGTAAATGCCACCGTATTGCCTAGTTTGGTGAACGCTTGAGTACCCATATCTATTCCTCTTCTTTTTTGGGCAACTGTTCTTCTGCCTGTTGCTTAATCTTGACTACTAAAGGCCATGCCCCAGATGATGTGGGTAAAGCACCCAAGGTTTGCAAGATGCCGTTGACTTTTTCGGTTGTCAGGCGCAACACCATTTCCACATTACGCTCCGAGTCGGTTGGCTTCTTGTTGGGCTTGATAAGCCGCAATGCACTCTGCTGTCCAGACTGTATTGCAGATAGCAACGACATTGGCCGGTTGTCCTGTCAGGTCTTGTCCCGGTGTCAGGCTGGAACGATGGTAAGTTTTGGTAAGTTCCTTGCTATCTTCAATGATGCGGGTTGCCTCACGGTATAGCACAATGCCGTTTTCGCATACGGTGATTTGGTCTACTACGGTTTCTTTGGTAATCATTTTGTTTCCTTTCGTTAAAGTCCGTCTACACTAGTCTGGTGTAGATAATTAAGCAGTTCTATAAACAATAGTTCCGTCAAATCTTGTTGTGTTTCCAATATTTGTTGTAGTCATATCTGTTACTGTGGCTTGTGCAGCGGTAGTTGTTTCTAAATAAAAGATAGTTGCATTGGTTGATAACTGAAACCCAACCCAAGTAGAATTAACGGCTAAACTTGCAAAATATCCAATTGATGACCCAGAAACAGCATTTGCGGTTGAATTACTAGCAAACGGCAAACCTTTAATTACAGCAAATCCAGTAATTGTTCCTTTTGCACTTAAAACAACACTAAATGTCGCACAAACTAAATTTCCAACTTTTGTATATGTACCAACTTGTCTACTGTACGATTGCCCACTTTCACCACCATCACCGCCAATTACAGGTGTCCAAGTCCCTTCCTCATAATCATCCAACGTGTTTGCGTCAGACTGTGCAGACTGAGTGGCTGGGAATGAAATGCCTTTAGATACTTGTACATCTCCAGCATTTGCTCTGGCGGATGTTATGCCAACTAGCAAGTTACCGCTAGAATCAATACGCATACGCTCTGTGTTGTTTACAGCGAACACAGCGGGGTCTTGAAAGTTTATTGGGCCAATGACATTAGTCGTTCCATTTATATCAATGGTCTTGGCTGTTAGATCAATGTTGCTATTACCTGTGGAGTATTGAAAGACTGCATCGTTGGTAGCGCCAACTATATAAAACTTAGATAGGTCAGGCTTAAATGTAATTCCTTGCGGAACAGTATCTTGACTTGCAACACTAAACACGCCTAAAAAAGATGCAGTCGTAATGTCCCAAGACCTAGACAAAATGTATTCATTAACGTCATCACCAGTTTGACCAGTT